ATATCGTTGCCTATTTTGATTCGCTGCGATATTTAGATCATTAATACTGTCGATACCAGTGGGGTTGTAAATAGTTAAAACTCCAGTAGTCATCAAAGAAGAGGATGTATTACTAAGTCTAATTGTTTCATCCTCTAGGTTGACATCTAAAACCTTGCCAAAATTAGTTATATTGGTTTTTAGTTCATCTTCTACTATAACTAAATCTCCAGGTTTACATAAGAGAGTCTCTAGTCCAGCAGTAAAAGCTACTTGTTGGTTCTCTCGTATTTTAGAAAAGATTTGATGCTGAGCTGCTCTACGAGCCATAGCTCTAGAAGTTATACCAGCCCCTTCTATACGTTTTTTAAAGATCCCTCTCTCTTTGATATCTTCTTCATCTTCAACAACTTCTATTTTCGGAGTGTAATTGTCGAATCTATCTCTGTAACCTATTTCTATGGTATTAAATTGCTCGTCTCTCCTGTTGTTTGAGTAGAAGAATAAACCGTCTTTGACGCTTTCATTAGTAAAAAGATTGACTGCTGCTCTAGGTCTATCATCAACGAAATTAATTTCAGAGTTACTAAAGAAAGTTCGGCCTCTAAAGAGAGATGCGATAGTATTTATAGCGTCAAATATTTTTTGCCCTTGATCAAATACTACGTTGCAAGAGAATCGGGGTTCTATCCCACCTCTCCCGTCAGTTACTCCTAAGAAGTAGCCTTCGTTATCTACATTATCGCAGAATTTTCCTATCTTATAAAGTTGCCATTTATTTATGTTGTCTGCGTTGATATGAGAACCCATTCCATATCTTACGTTAGTTAATAAATCATAGAGTATCCATGCTGGATTATCTGTCCATTGCAATTCCTCATGGAAAGAACCATCCCAATCGCCTTTGTAAATTAACTTTTGTAATCGAGTGGCGTTTTGAAATTCAGCTACAGTATCATAGTATCTTTTATCTATACCTCCATTAGTAGGGAAATAATTACTAGGGACTTTAACTTTTTTAAGTTTACAATCAAAACTTCTTTTAGGTATACTACTAAAAGCTCTAGAATCTAATTTAGTCCCGATTATAGCGGAGAAGGGATAGGGTAAATCTGCATTAATTATTTCTGTTACTTTACTAACCGATACGACTTTAGATAATAAAACAGAATTAGTTTCATAAGAAAGTTTTTCGATTTTTATAAATCTTTTCCTATCTTGCATCTGATTAATAACACCCGCTTCTATGCCTAGCTCCCCATCGGAGGTAAGCGTAGTTGCCGAAGCCTTATTATCTGGCAGTTTAAAGGGGCGAGAAAGATAATTTTCATTATCATCTGGATTAGTTAGTTCTACAACGAATTCTTTGCCGCCAGATGAATTATAATCAGGGTTACCTATATCTATTAAAGTATTTGATTCTATCAAAGCTACTATTCTATAGTTGTAACTTCTCTTTACTTCTTGATCACCATTTTCATCAATAAAACCAGTTTCGACTTTTATATTTAAAACTGTTGGGAAAGTCGTGCCTGTTTTTAAATCTTCATTATCTGCGAGATTGTTGTTCGTAACGTCGCTTACATCTCTAACAAGAGTATCTCTGAGGGAGGAGACATCTAAAGTAATAAAAACTTCTTCTACATTAGGATTGTAAATTGTGTGGACGACTGGGATGGATGCTTCGTCAAATGTTTGGAAAGAGCTATTGCCCCAAGTTGAATAGTTACGAGGAGTGTTCTCAACATCTTGTCTTACATCATCACTTCCTTCTGAAGTGGGTAGTCCATCTTGACCTAATTCTGTATTAAAATTAGTAGCATCCCTTTCTACAACTGCAGATCTAGTTAACATTTGTTGATTAGGAGAGATACGTTGAGGGGCGTTTTCTTGTTCATTAGCATCTATCGCGCTACGCCCTGCTGTAGCCGTCCCAAAAGGCCCGAATAATTCTCTGTTGTAAGGGTGATCTATGAAAATCTTTTTAAAGTTATTAAAAGGTGTTTGACTTTCTTCGCCTTTGCGGATTTCAGCTAATACGTTACTATAATTAAACTTTAATTGATTATTTTGAATGGAATTAATTGTAGAATCTAATGACAAAATTGTAGAATTTGATCCTTCTTCAATTTTTTTTCCATATTTGAATGAATTTACATCTTTTAGTAATTCTATGATGTAAGAGGGGATTTGAAATGTGTAGGTTTTTCCGTAATCATGAGCCACTCCGTCTGTGGTCTTAAACGTATTATCGCCGACTTGATTCTGCATGGGAAATTCAAAAATTAAAAACCCATGCATAGTTCCAGTTAGAGTACCATCGCTTAAAATTTCTGGGCAAGTAACATCAGTGATCCTTGCACCTAAATTTCTCAGTCGGGTTGCGATGTTTAACCCGTATTTTGTTCCATACGGGACGGTCTCCATTTTCATCAACGCATCCCCGTCTAATATATTTTTGTTTAAATTAGTGTTTGATGAGTTTACCTTGCATATAACTACTCCTTCAATCCTATTATCTAAGTAATTAGATAAAAGAGAATCTACAGCACCTTCTTCCCATCCTATTCTCGACAAAGCTTTAGCTGCTAATTGTTTCTGCAACTGATTCACTTCTCCTGCGTCATTATTATTATACAAATTTAAAATCGTATTAAGATCTGGTAATGTTAAGTTAGTAAGGATTTCAGTATTTTTCCTAAATATTTTAGGAGAAATATTAGGGTTCAAAGCTAATAAAAATTTCGACGTATCTAAAGAAGAATTGTTTGTCCATATTAAACTGCCTCCCTCTATTTCACCTTTGGGTTGACTATTATTTCTGTAAGCTGCGTCTGCGTCATTAGCTGATAAAAAATTATTATTTAAATACAGATGGAATGTTTGAGCTGTGCCTGAATCTCTATATTTAATGAATTGCCTTATAAAAATAGCGTAACTCTTTAGAGCTAGACCTACGTTGGGCCTTGGATCAGGTAAAATAGGTGGTCCTACAAAAGTCCCACCTACCAGTGGGCTGTCTGTCATCGTCCTCATAAACACCATGTTGGCATTATTTGAGGAGTCTGCCTCGAAAACGTCTATTGGTCCTGCTGGGTTGGATTTTAAAGAGGTTATTTTGCCAGCTTTGCTTCTTTTGGTAGTTTGTGCTATTTCTTGAAAAAATTTACTTAGATATAAAACTCCTTCTGTGCTATTCAATTCCATATTTAAAGAATCAAAAGTTTCGAGTTCTAAAGTTGTGACTTCATTAGAATTTGTGGCGAATTGATTAGTAACAGCGACAGGCGTATCGTCTAAGTAAATACCCTGTAAGATGTTTAAACCATCTACTAATTGTCCTTTTGAATTTACAATCCCCTCGATAGGTCCGTCACTTACCAAATCTAATGTTTCTGCATAACTGTGAGAAGCTCCATATTGAAGCTCCCCCATAACAGGCGGTTTATAAATAGGAGGTTTTGGTTTACTACCTTTACCTCCCGCTCCTGCAATACTTAACTTTTTAAGGAGGTGTTTCATAATGGTCTATTACCTATAAAATTTGGATTATCTCTATCAGCCCCTAGAGCTTTTGAAGGCTCTTGGTGTTGAGGGAACGATTTTATCGTAGCTTGCACAACTTGTGAGCCTACTTTTAATCTCCCATAACCTATAGGAACTGGAGAACCTTGGCTGGCTACGTTTACTGTGTTAGTAAAAATAAGGGAACTTTTTGATCCATCAGCTTCAATTTCTAGAGCTTCGTTTTCAGGTTTGGGTGCTAATGCGTAACTAATTGATGCAAAAAGGACGGCATTAGCTACAAAAGCTATGGCCTTAAGCGCTACCGTTCCACTTAGCGATGGAAAGATAGCTGCTAGAATTGGTCCCATTGCGGGGCCACTACCTGAGATAGCTGGAACTAAATCTATCGTATTTGCATCCGATATGTTATCCATATCTGGGCCATTAGTGATTCTTTTTTTGTTTATTATAAGGTCATAACAAAGCCCTTCTTTCTGCAACTGCACTAATCTCTGCAGAAAACCCTCTCTATTACAGTCTATAGCCTCTAAGACATCTTTTGGGTTGGGTAGATTTAATTTAAAAAAATTACCGTATTCCCGAGCCAAAATTCCATGTATATTTACTATTGTCATTTTACAGCCTTTACCCTTTCCAATATATTTACATCTGATTCTATGGTTTTGGGCGTATAAATATTTATTTTTTTTGTGTTAAGACTGTATATTAAGAATGGCTGGCAACAATTATCTGCCATTTTCACATCAAATTCTGATTCTTTTTCATTTCCTACTATATGACTATGAAAAACCCCTACCATACTACAAGAGTCTTTGAAAAGTAGGTAGCTTAAAGGGTTGATAAGGAAGTGTGATCTAGGGTCTTCAGCTATATTGTCTTCGCGCTGGACAATAAATTCTTTTTTCTCATTATCATAGCCTAAAAACCCACATATCTCTTGAGTAAAATGCCTATGAGACATTTCTTTTATTTTGTGGAGCGCAGTAACTTCTCCTTTACACCTGTGTATCTCTTGCATAACTAAATCCATCAGTTCCAGGAAATCCTCCGAAGTTAGGAAATTCTGGGGTGGGGTTTGGTAAAAGTGTTAACGGGGCTTCTTTATAATCTTGAAGTATACCTGCAAACTCTCCACTACCTGTTAAATGGAGATTTCCTGTGTGGATATCTAACATTCCCATAGCGCCAAATGAAGCAGGGATTAATCCAGTTGAAGCGTCCCACCAAGCAACTAGACTATCTTTTCCGTAAGAAAGTGTACCATCACCGCTTCCTGTTAATGTCCCGAATCTTCCAACGCATTCATAATAATTTCTAGGAGCGAAATCTAAAGTATTGGAAACAATATTAGGGCTGGGTATACTTTTATAAAGGAATTTTATTTCTTCGTCGTTGAGGGGTCTGTTCCATACTGCCCAAGGACCAAGCGCTCCATTCATTGAGGTAGTGTAAGCGTTTGTGTGGTTAGTTGGTGTTCTATACCCTAACCTTCCTGGATAAAACTCTACTGCCCCCAACATAAAAGTCTGAGGTAGAGCTTTATCGCCTCCAGCCCAAGACAAAGCTTTTCTTTCTGTCAAACTAGCGAAATTCCCTTTATTATTAGTAGCTTGACCTCCTAATTTTACTCGATTTTCTGATCTATTTTCGCCATTAACATAAAACTTGATCAATGTATCTTGATCTTCTCCATCTCCATTGATAACTTCAGCTCCTTGGGCATTAGTGATAATGTACTGAACCCATTCTCTTGAATCTCCAGCTGACTGCTCTTCGTGCAAATATATATTTCTGTAAGCGTTTCTTTTGGTAGCTTCAGAACTCCCAATCGCGTAGCCAAAATAATTAGCAGCAATTTGACTAGTTTTGTTACCTCTAGTTGTATTAGAGCCTTGTGGTAGATTTAATAAACTAGTGTTAGCATTAACGTTTAACCATTGAGTATTTGGCCAATTTTGGTCGTCTCTCGGTGAAGTGCTTAATATTCCTGCTCCTACTGGGCTATTTATATTTATGTTAACCCAGCCCATAATAGTGAATTCACCCGTGAGTTGACCTGTCAATCCTAATGCGGTACTGTGAAACAATCCTGTGTGAGCTGGTATTAAAGGGTTATCCAAGCTTGGCATACCAGAGATTTGAATAGCGTTAAAACCAGTATTAATATTTTGGCTTTCTTTAAAAGCTACTAAATCAATAGTGTTAAATCGTTTTCTACATGCGGAAAGTTTTTTTGTGCATCCATCTCTTTGCCAAAAACTAGGATTTCCTTCTGGGGATTGTCCTTTATTACTTTGAACGCATACGTAAGC